TTTGATTTTGTACTCATACATAAGATTCACCGCTTTTTCTTAACCCACTTTTCAAAAGTCACCCGCTTACTTTGTGGGCAAGTGTACCCATAAGGGATGACGGTTACTGGATTATAGTAATAATGATATCTGCTTTGACTACGCTCACAAAAATACTCGCATATTGTGTGCATCTTGTAGGGATATGTGTGGCCTACGGTTGCTGTTCCAAAAGCGCAAATAATCACTATGGTTTCATACATTAAAACTCCGCGCTATCTTCACCAGTTCTTATCATGCCAGCAACACGCTCTGACCTTGCGCCAACTTGTTTCGCATACTTGGAATCAAGCAACTCTTCTGCGGCGGCGTGATAATCCCTGCGCTGTAACCCGCCAAGCATTTTAACAAAGCCATGCAATCTAGGGATGCCCATATTGAAAGCCAAATCAGCTAACGCACGTTGACGCACTTCATCCAAATCCCGCCACCAAGGAAAAGCCTTATCAAGCTCATTCTCAATTATGGTAATGTCATTGGTCAAAAGATAATCAATCTCATCTTCTGATAAGCCACGGTCTTTAAGGTTCCTACCCACCCCTATAGTTTCTATTCCAAGGTGGTCTTTATATACCTTGCTCTCAACGCCCTCATGAAAGCGGATTTGCGAAATAAATCTGTTCTTGTTCATTTGTCTGCCTTTGTCTCCAGTCGGTCAAATATTTTGCCGAGCATAATTTTAATGTCTTTGATGTCATCACGATAGTCCTCACGGCGAACATATGCGAGAGACACCTCCTTCATTTCCTTATCAAGCGTTTCAAGTTTTGACCAAATAGCCCTTACAAAAAACGCGATTAAACCTGTTGCTGTAATCCACAATAAATCATGAAACCCCATGTTATCCATCATAAAGCCTCCATTGCATCAAAAGTTATTCCATATTTACTAACTTCATCTGCATCCCAATCAATCATCGGGCTTTCCATGCGAAACAAACCCTTTGGGTTGGTATACACAACGGTTTCGCCAGACGCTTCCGCTGTCTTGATAGCTGGCTCTATGTTTATATCTGCATTGCCGCTTGAATCTGTATTCACATCATCCACGATCATGTGCAACTTGCTTGTTGCAGCAGACCCAAGCTGAATGTAATCCCCAGCCCGAAAAGCATTAGCAAGACTATTTTGGCTAGTTGAAATAGCAATGGTATAAGCACCGACTGAGATGCTTGCCCCCAGCGTAACTCCGCCGCTAATTGTTCCTCTTGGTGTTCTGGCATCTGGGTCTCCTAAAAGAAATGTGCCTTTTCTTCCATGTAGCTTCAATATAAAGGCTTGCCAATTAGCTGCATCCGAACGCAGCATGGGCGGCAATGACATAGTTGCTGACCATAACGCAAAATCATATTCAAAAATTTGCTGTGCGCCAGAAAACGGCGAAACAGACAAAGCTGTTTTGCGCTGTAAAGCCCATGTAGACTTTTGATAATACGGTGAGCTTGGGACAGTGAGTGGATATGTTGGAGCCGCCATTATGCAAATACCTTACTAATTGCTTTGCCTCTACGCTTACCATCAATAACGGCTTGCATCGTCTCAGCCTTGAAGCGTGGAAGCATATTCATCATTTCTGTTTTTACAGTCTGCGATACTCCTGTATCAACTTGAATGGTTTGATAGATATTTACAGGCGCACCGCCACTCATCAAATTCTTGGTATCATGGTTGTTACGAATGACCCCACCACTATGGGGGATAAACAACTCAGGACCACGCTCACCCACAAGAACAGGACCGCCGCCAGCCCTACGCCTTACCGCGCCTCCACTAGCAAATGAATCTGATGCAGATGTGAACTGCATAGAGCTAGAGCCAGAACCAACAGAGCCGCCGCCGCCAAAACCACCGAAAACCATAGCCATAATCTTTTTGATAATAAAAGTTTTTATAGCTTCAGCGATTAACTCTTGTACTAAATTGGCAAATATATTCTTGAGAGCATCAGCGTCTAGCTTGCCCTTAACCACGGCCTCTGCAAGCACGTTTGCAACAGCATCGCCAGCCCTCCTTGCGGCGGCTTCGGTAGCGGCAAACATTGGGTCAAGGCGTTTCATTTCAAGACCGATTTTATTGGTTGCCATCTGGTATTCATCTGCGTTTATTTTGCCTTCAGCAAATGCTTCATTCAACCCTAATTGAGTCTCTTTTAACGCATCTTCCACTTCAGTAAATTCAGAAACAAAATCAACCCCTTTTTCGACAGTGGCATTACGAGCATCTTCTGCTTTTTTTAGAGCGTTGACTGAAGATTGTAATTTAGCGTTTGCTTCTACCTGCTTTAGTATTTTTTCTGATTGGCCAGCTTCAAGATTGCCCATTTCAAGCGCAACCTCTAATTGACGTAGCTGTGCTTCTGTTTGCCCATTCAATTCAGCAGTGAGCATTGCCTCTTTTTTTATTAAGTCATCTAATCTTGTTTGACCCTCTGTTTGAAGTGCGGCTCTCTCATCTTCTATTTCTTTTAATTTTTCTTTGGCTAATGTCTGAGCTTCTATTTGCGCTGTGTGCTTTTCTTCTTGCTGAATCAAGGCCAACAATTCTTTAGCTTGCTCTGTAGTTATAGCAGTTAGACCACGCATAGTTTCATTAGCCTTTAGATGCGCAGATGACATTCCAAGCATTTCTTCTTTTGCTTGTTGGGTTTTGAATCTTTGAGCATCCAATGCTTTAGATACAGCCTTTTCTGCATCTATCATCTCTTTTGTTTTTACAGTATTTTTTTCTTTGGCATCTGCTTCTTTTTCTATGACAGGAGTTAATTCAGCAATCCTTGCTCTTAACGCAAGAACTTCTGGGGTTAATTTCTGTATTTGAGCCGTGTAAAATTTTGTTAATCTAGGAGTTTGCTCCATAGCTAATGAATAAGAAGAAATCTTTGCTGTTAATCCGTCTAGTTCAGCCCTAGCTTCTTCAAGGGAAAGGTCATTAGTATCACTTAAAAAGCCAATGGCCTTCAAAAGCTCCCTTGTACCGCCGACCATGCTAGTAATAGTTTTTACAAATTCCTTCATTTGCGGCAGGGTTTTTTGACCAAGCTCAACAGCAAATTCAGCTAATTCAGCGTTCATAGCATTGACTAGATTGGCATAACTACCAGCCGTATCAGCGGCGTTGCCTTGTGCATCGGCAGTGCCAGCATATATTAAATTAAGTCTAGCTTGAATTTTTGTTGCTTGGTCTACCGCTAGGACATTCTTTGTAATGCCCATTCGATACAATTCAGTTTGTAAAGCCGCTTGGTCAATTACAATTCCGTATCGCCTTAAAGTCTCATGGTTGCCTACTAAAGCAGATGTGAATGAAGCCATAACTTCTGAGGTAGCGACATTCTTAAATGAGCCAACATCAGTAGCCAATTTGACCAAATCAACAGATAGCTTTGCCGCCTCGCCTCTAGCAAAACCCATAGGAACAAAGGTATCTTGAACATTAGCGGCAAGCCCCTCTAGTTCAAAACTAGAACGACCAACAGCATTTGCAAATTCGCCTAAGTCATCTCTAACTTGACCAACAAATGAACCAAACACCGCCGCTGACATATCTTGCATTTCTTCAATGTCAGATGCAAATTTTGTTAGGGCTATCGAACCTCTAGCGATTTGAGCTACAAAAACACTGCCCAAGACCGCCTTTGCGACATTGCCAAACTTCTGCATATCGCTTTGCATACGCTTTGTTGTTTTTTGGGTATCGTTTTGCAATGTTCGTAAATCACGCCGAACATCTTTCATGTCTGATTCAATGCGAACCAGTAAGGTATCTACTGTTGTTGCCATTTATGAGACACCTTTCTTCGTTAGTCTGGATAAAGCTCCATCAACCCTTCAAGCTCACCCTTGCTAAGTGGGGGCGGTTTCCCACCAGAATGAAACTCTGCAAAACCTTCAAATGCCGCGTATAACTCTGCAAAACTCATATTCCAAAATTCTGTAGATGACATTTGCATTTTGCCCAAGGCAGTCCGCATCCACTCATCCCACGGCAGTTTATCTAAAGCAACACTTCCGCCTGTTCTTCGTTTCCCTCATCACCGCCAGCCGATAGTATTGATGTTAGCACTAAGCCAACAGCGGTAATCCCAGATGTAACACCAGCCGACCAGAGAAATTCACCTACTTGCTTTTCAGATACATCATTCCCTCCCGCCCTTATTACAGGGGTAATAATAGCTATCATCTGAGATGTTGTAAGCAAACCTTCAGATAAGGCTTGAGTGACTTTTACAATGCCCATGCCGCATGATTGCTCAATACGAACAGCAACATCCAAAGTCACTTTCCCTTTATATTTCTTCTCCCCCAGAACTATCTCTAGCTCCCCGCGCTTTGGATTTGACATCCTCTTTCTCCTTGGCTTCTACCAATAGTTCTTCGCCCCTTTGGGCTACGTCATTAACGGTTGCGGCGGTATATGTTTGACCACCGCACTTAAACTTCCCATCGGCCTTTAACTCTGAGGCGGGTGGGATATTAAAGATGGTGGCATCTTCACTAGACTTCATTTGTCCATTAAAGGTTTTGCCACCAACTTCAATTTCTACATCAACCCAAGACATTCATTACACCGTAGCAAATGTGATTGTGCCAGAGCTTTCAAAGCTAAAGCTGTAAGTCACTTCACCATTGTACTCGCCGCCATATTCAAGGGTGGTCAACATAAATGCACCTGTAAACGTGCCAAAGTCAGGCACAAGGAACTGATAGTTTGTTAAGGCTGATACGTTAAATTTGCCCTTAAGTGTTGTTTCTGAGGCTGAATCAGTGAATACGCCACTACCTGACACACTGATAGAGTTAACTCCGCCCTGCGCCAAGATGGTTCTAGCACCACTTGAATCTTTATTCGTCACATCAACCATCTCATCATTCAAGGTTAATGAGGTTGAACGCATACCGCCGATTGTTGTGAAAGCCTCTGGGCTTGCGCCATCACCGATTTTCATTAACAGGGCTGAACCTTTTTGTGCCGCCATGTCTAGTCTCCTTTAATTGTCTGACACAACAGCACGAAATCTCATGACACCATGCCGTGTAATACCATCACCCTCTGTAAGTGTCGTTTGAAACTCATGTTTCAAGTTCACCCCAGAAGCACCCGAAACAGTATAACTCACATCGTTTAATGCGGTATATACCTGTTCCATAATTTCTTTTATATCACGGTTCCCACGATATTGCGACCATATATGAATGGTCAACGTATGTTCGTGTAAATCCTTGTCTTTGGCGGAAACATTAGTAGCTGTTTCATCCCCAATAACAACATAGGGATAAGCTGTATCTGTTGGCACATCATCAAATACCCCTGTAATAGCGTTTCCAGCGTAATCAGTGATGCTTGCGCCTGTTAGCTTGCTATATACCGCCTTTTGTAATTCCCAGCTATGTAGTGCCATTATTTAGCCTTCACTATCTGTTTAGCCAAACGCCTTATCTTTG